AATTGCTGCCCTTCGGGGCGGCTCTATTCGCGGATTGCTCCGAGGGGAGTAATGGCCTTCCAAGCCAGCATCGGGAGTTCGACTCTCCCAGTCCGCTCCAGTCCAATGGGGAGCGCCGCCCGATCTCCGCTATTGACGCGGCCAGCCTGAAAAGCTGCGAGGCGCATCTATTCAAATGTCATTTCGCCCACAAGCTAAACGCTTAATCGGCTGGCGCTGGGTGAAGTGGCATGTCATCGGCAGGCTTGCTTACCACGTCTGGAACTGGAGCTGCTATATCCACCACCGACGCCCCTGAATGGTTCCTGAAAGCGGTTGACAGGGTGCTATTGGACGACCGTGGTGGAGAGGTCAACCCGATTGCACGCGCGCTCTGGCGCGAGATCCAAGGACCATACACCAGTGAATTTAGCGGAGGGGAAAACTAGTGGGCTTGCTTGATCCGAAATTCATTCAGAGGGCTATCAAGAAGCCCGGACAGTTGCACCGAGACCTAGGGGTTCCGCAAGGCCAGAAGATCCCGCAGAAGAAGCTCCAGGCAGCGGCTAAGAAGGGCGGCAAGGTAGGGCAGCGGGCTCGCTTTGCCGAAACCCTCGAAGGGATGAACAGGAAGTAATGGCTGGCGCTCCTGTCGGAAACGAAAACTCAAGCCGCGAAAACAGGTTATGGGGCAATACAATCCGCCGCGCCGCCGTTCAGGACGCCGAGCGGATGAGGCGAATCGCCGAGAAACTCCTGACGATGGCCGAGCTTGGCGATGTCCAAGCCATGAAGGAAATAGGCGATCGGCTGGACGGTAAGCCCAAGCAGACCGTGGCCGGGGATGAAGACATGCCCTTGAAAATGCTCATCGGGTGGATGGAACACTCCAAGTAACAATCCCTTACGCCCCCCGGCCTTTACAGCTTGAAATTCACGGGGAGCTAGAGCAAAAGCGGTTCGGGGTTGTGGTGTGTCACCGCAGGTTTGGAAAGACTGTCCTTGCAATCAACCAGCTCATCAAAGGGGCTGTGACCTGTGAGAGAGACAGACCCAGGTTCGGCTACATCGCCCCGACATTGAGGCAGGCGAAGTCGGTTGCGTGGGATTACCTCAAGCACTACACCCAGCCGATTCCGGGCGTTGAGTACAACGAGACTGAGTTAAGAGCCGATCTTCCGAACGGTTCGAGGATCAGGCTATTCGGTGCTGATAACCCGGATAGTCTTCGGGGCATCTATTTGGATGGCGTTGTCCTGGACGAGTTCGGGATGATGCAGGGCCGTACCTGGTCTGAAGTCATCAGACCCTTGCTCACAGACCGGCAGGGCTGGGCGCTATTCATCGGAACCCCGAATGGCAAGAACGCCTTCTGGGACATCCGTAATCTCGCAGGGACTTCTCCCGGCTGGTATCTAGCCACCTTCAGGGCGTCGGATACACAAGTCCTACCAAGCGACGAACTGGCCGACGCAGCAAGAGCGATGACGCCGGACGAGTATGCGCAGGAGTTCGAGTGCAGCTTTGAAGCCTCTGTCCGTGGAGCGGTTTACGCAAGAGAACTGGCCGACATTCGGCGTAAGGGCCAGATTTGCCGCGTTCCATACGATCCCATATTGCCCGTCTCGACGGCTTGGGATTTGGGAGTGGGGGATTCAACAGCTATCTGGTTCGCCCAACAACATGGAGCTGAAGCAAGGCTCATCGACTACTACGAAGCCTCCGGTGAAGGGCTTCAGCACTACGCTGCGGTCCTCGATAAGCGCGGCTACAAGTTCGGCAAGCACCTAGCTCCTCCTGACATCGAGGTGAGAGAGCTGGGCTCCGGCAAGTCACGGCGGGAGATAGCTGCGGGCTTGGGAATCAAGTTCGAGGTGGTGAGCAGCTTGAGACTTGAAGACGGCATTAATGCCTCTCGGATGATGCTGCCCCGATGCTACTTCGACGAACAGAAATGCTCTGCGGGCCTTGAGGCTTTGCAGAACTACCGCTGGGGCTTCAACGAAAGGCTGGACGAGTTCAAGCCCACGCCCGTCCACGATTGGGCGAGCCATGGGGCTGATGCATTCCGGTATCTCGCAGTCGGGTTGAAGAACATCCCGAAGGCGCAACCCCTCAAATACAACGTGAAATGGGTGGTGTGATTGGACGATAAGGATGTCGCTAAAGCGGTCAATGCAGAACTGAACCGCTCGGATACCTTTCTCGACATTCGCATCAGCTATGAACGTGCGCTCGCTTACGACTACTACTACGGACGCGAGTTTGGTAACGAGATGGAGGGAAGGTCTAGAGTCATCTCGGCTGACGTAGCGCAGGCGGTTGATTCCGCCGTTCCCGCGATTATGGAAGTCTTCATCTCCGGGGATCAGGCGGTGGAGTTCACGCCGAGGAACGCCGAAGACGTACAGGCCTCAGAGCAAGCGACAGTCGGAGCGAATTACGTCTTCTTCACCCAGAACAACGGTTACGCCCTAGCCCACGACTTCATAAAGGACGGCCTGCTCCAGAAGACCGGAGCTTTCAAGTGGAAGTGGGATACCTCGGTCGTGATGTCCGAGAAGCGTTACCAAGGCTTGACGGATGGAGAGATGCAGATTCTCTCTACCAATCCCGATTGCGACATCATCGAGCACTCGGAGTATCCCGACCCGAACTGGAAGCCTCCGATGATGGGCATGGGAATGCCTCCCGGTATGCCGCAACCCCCAATGCCTGCGCCGCCTCCTGGTATGCCGCCGCAGATGCCGCCCGGTGCACCACCGCAGCCCCAGATGCCACCGATGCAGCCGCCGACGCTGCATGACGTAACGACTCGCTACAAGAAGGAATCGGGCAAGGTCAAGATTGCCGTTCCGGCTCCCGAAGAAATCCAGATCTCGCCGGATAGCACGACCTTGGACGTGATGGACATGCCGTTCATTGCCCACACGCCGTTGCTGACGGAATCGGATCTCGTGCAGATGAAGATTCCGCAGAGCGTGATTGACACGCTCCCCAAGGGCGACGAAGACCCTCTACAGCTTGAGCGGGTTGCACGGCACGACAGGACGGATTCTAGTTCTGCCCTGCTGGATCAGGGCGACGACTCCAACGGCAAGTTCTATCGCTACAACGAGTGTTATATCAAGCTCGACGTGGACGATGACGGAATCGCGGAGTTGCGCAAGATTTGCCTTGTTGGAGACACGATCCTCCAGAACGAGCCGGTAGATCACATTCCTATCGCTCTGTGGACGCCGAAGGTCATGCCCCATGAGGTTGTTGGGATCAGCCTTGCGGATGACGTGATGGATCTTCAGCTTCTGAAGTCCACGATCTGGCGTCAGATGATGGACAACCTCTACCTATCCAACGCGCCCCGGATGTTCGTGCAGGGCGATGTCAACCTTGACGATCTTCTGACGGTCAAGCCGGGTGGAGCGATCAGGGGTGAGGCGGGTAGCTCGCTCATGCCCATTGAGGTTCCGTTTACCGCCTCTGCTGGTTATCAGATGCTCGAATATTCCGACCAGGAGAAAGATGCGCGGGTCGGATTCTCTGCGGTGGGTCCGGGTCTAGATCCCAACTCGATCAACAAGACCGCGACTTATGTGCGGCAGATGACCGAGCAGACCAATGCTAGGGCCAAGCTGATCGCCAGGAACGCCGCCGAGTTCGGATTCAAGCCCTTATTCAAGGGCATTTTGTACCTGCTTTCCAAGCATCAGCAGCAACCGCTCCTGGTCCGGCTGAATAACCAATTCACGCCCATCGACCCGGAAACGTGGAACAAAGAATACGACATGACCTGCAATGTGGGTCTTGGGATCGGCTCTAAGGACCAGCAGTTGCTTCATCTCCAAGCTCTGGGACGGGATTTGCAGACCATCGCGCAAAGCCCTTTTGCGAGTCAGCTTCTGGATGCGGAGAAGATCTACAACTACGTCGAGAAGAAGGCGAATCTCGCCGGGTTCAAGGATGTGTCGGTCTTCATCAACAAGCCCCCTGTTGGACCTGATGGAAGGCCCATTCCCCCACCCCAACAGCCGAACCCGATGATCCAGGCCGAGCAGATCAAAGCGCAGGCTGCGGGACAGACGGCACAGGTCAAGGCTCAAGCGGACATGGCGATCAATCAGGCCAAGTCGCAAGCCGAAGCGCAGGTAGAGCAGAACCGTATTTCCATGCAGGCGCAGCTAGAGCTTGAGCGCACCAAGCAGCAGTTGATCCTGGAAGACGTGAAGCACTCCAGAGAGCAGCAGAACGCGCTCACGATTGCCAACATTGACGCGCAGAACGCCTACGCCATCGCGCAGTTGAACGCCGAGGCGAAGATTGTTGCGGCCCAAGTTGCGGCTAAGCAGGCTGCGGACGCCGCGACCCAAGCGGCTGATGCACAGACAGCAAGGGATCTTGGCGCTTAATCCGCTGATGCTGGTGAAGTTGCTGGGCAGGTTGAAGGAAGGCGATGCGATAGCTTCCATGGGCTACCCGGACATCATCTTCCCGCCAGACGAGTTAGCGGCATTCCTCGGGGATCGCATTTCGGAGCTCAAGTATCGGCCCGAATCGCAGGAGATTTGCGCACGTCATGGATTGAAGGGTCATCCAATCCCCGACGCTGAAAGCCTGTTCGAGCTTTTCGGGGCGAGCCTGGACGTTTACGACATCGTGAACGAGCGGGGTTGCGAAATCGTTCTTGATCTGAATTATCCGGTTCCCGCGAATGCTTGCGAGCAGTACGACTATGTTCTTGACGTAGGAACTTCAGAACATTGCTTCAACATCGCGCAAGCCGTGGTGAACATGGCGTGCATGGCGAAGGTTGGTGGAATCGTGATGCATGAGAACCCATTCAATTGGGGGAATCACGGCTTCTACAACCTCTGCCCGACTTGGTATCACGACTTCTACACGGACAACGGCTTCAAGGTCTTGGACCTGAAGCTGTTACCTCGTGGCTCGGACGAGGCCATCGACGTTCCAGCCATTAAGCGGTTCAAGTTCCTCGAATCCGAGGCAAACATTCTCGCAATCGTGCAGCGGGTTGAAGTGAAAGACATTCAGTTTCCTGTCCAGGCTAAGTATAGACGCGGGTAAGGATCGGGGCTCGGG